ATTAAAAAACTCTTTAAAATCATTTTTAGAATAATCTTCAATTTTAATGGTTTCCATTTGCGACCATTTACTTTTTTTATGCATAATCCATTTGCTATTTAAGGGCGTTAATTTGCCTTTAAATAAAACAGGTAAATTAATTTCTGGTTCAGTTTCATTAAGATCAAAATTAAAGTCTTTATGTAAAAATGTAGATTTGATGAAATTATTATTGGGAGTTGATTTATGATAACTCAAAAGTTCATAAGGGATACCATTATTTAAAGCTACTTGTGAAAATTGAAATTGATTTTTAGGATTATTAATATTAATAATTGGATTTAATAGATCATATTTATAATACATGATAAGTTTATTTAGATAATTTTTAATATGATTAATGCTATAAATAGGTATTTCTTCAATAATTATTCTAATTTTATTTTTATTGGGATTTTTTGAAAATAATTTCATTAATTCATTAATATAATCAATACGAGTCATTGATAAAAATCCTTTAAGTTGTTCTTCTGTTATTTTATTAATAATAGTAGAAAAAACCATCATTTGTAATTGAAACCATTTTTTATTATCTTCATCATTATTTTTATTATAGTAATATAAATCATCTTTAATGCGAGTATGAATTATATTAGTATTATTAAGTTCATTTTTCTTAATTTCAAGAATAGTATAAACTTCAACAACTGGTTCGCGTTGTTTTATTGATTTATCAAGAGTTCCAATATCATATTTAATATCAAGAGAAATAACTTTTTCTTTAAATTTTTCTAAATCACGAACACTTACATTTATATTAAAAGTAGTATTTGATTCGCTTAAATCATCATAAAAAACGATTGAAGAAATATCAAAATCCTTAATAATTCTATTTAATAGATTTATTCCAATTTTTTTAATTGTTATTAATAAATTGCCTTTTGTTAAAAAATGTTCAATTGTTAAATCACTATTTATAATTACAGTTGTAATAATAAACTTTTGATAATTATCGAGAACTTTTGTTTTTATCCAAGTATTAAGACTATAAAGATTTTGATATATATTATAATTATCATGATAATTACTATTAGTGCTACATTCTTTTAATAATTGTTGAAGTTTAGGATAATCATTAAGAATTAATATTTTATTACCTTCTTTACCTTTTGATTTAACTTCTAATGGTTCAAAATATTTTTTATCTTTAAGTAGCATAATAATCTCTGGATTAATTTCCATAGACGCTATTAAATCATTATAAGAAGTATAATAAGGACAAATAATATTTGTTGTATTTCCTTTTTTTTCTTTTTCCCAAACTATTAATAATTTATTATAAATATTACTTATTAATGAATATAAATAATAAGGACTTTTATGTATATGATAATCATTAATTTGTAAATAATCTATAAACTTATTATAACTTTTAAATATTGCTAATAAACGTGATAATTTATAATTAAAGTTTGTATAATCAATTTTATATAATTTTTTTAAAAATGGAAAAGAATCAAAATGTTCTTTTAATTCTACAATTAAATTTAAATTATCATCTGGTATTAATGGCATTTTATCCATAAAAGCTTTACATACATTACCATTTTCAATATTTAAGAATGTTAATAAATCAAGTTTCTTTTTAATATCGCGAATAAACATTTTTTTAATATCTTGTTTTTTTTCTTCATTACCAGTAAAATCTAATAAATACGATAAGGCATATATAAGACTATCAGGATAAATATTAATTTCTCTACTAATATCTTTATGTACTATTCCTTTTCTTACAATACATTTTTCGCTTTTAGATAAATCTTTTGAACAATTTTGAAAAGGTATTAATGGAAATAATATTTCGTGTATTTGTTGTGGTACAATTCCATATCTTCCAATAGCAATAGGAGCTGAATAATTTACAAGATAATTTTCATCTTTTTCATCAATATTTTCTTTTGCTATATTTTTAGGATCATAAGTTTCATAATTTTTACATTTATTTAATTCACTTAATTTTGGTGGTTTTTTAAAACAGCACGGAGCACAAATATTATTTTCATTAGGTTTTATTAATTTTACATATCTTTTTACGTCTGTTTCATCAGGATTATCGAAAAAACTTAATATTGTTTCATCATTCTCCGTAGGACATTTACCAGTAATTGGATCTGCCGGCACTTTGCCTACTTTACACCATAAACGAGGGCAAATATAATAATTCATTTTATCTTTTTTGCTACCATAATATAAATCATTATCAACATTATATTTTCCTTCATCAATTAATTTTTGTCTTGCTTCGGTAGAAATAACGAATGGTTGATTTCTTTTTTGGCATTTTTCGCGTGCGTAATTTTCTCCAAATAGTTCTTTATCGGCAGTTTGAAGTAATTGTATACGATAGCGTTGATCATCTTTATCTTTATTTTTAGCTCCACCTGATGAAGAAGAACTTGAAAAACTTAATTTTAATTCTTCGTCGTCTTTATTTGATGATGATGACGAAGATTCTTTTTCTTTAACCATAATTGCTTTCTTTTTAACTTCTTTTTGTTTTTCTTGTGAAGAACTAATAATTTTAGATAACCAAAAAATAAGATAATCAAGTTCTTTTTTATTTGGTATATTATGAATAATTATTTCAAAACCATTTTTATTTACTTTAATAACTACTATTGTATTTAATCGTCTTTCATTAAAATCTTCTTTAATCATATTTTGATCTAATTCATTTAACAAATCAACTTCTGTAAGTAATAATTGTTTTGCTTCATCCATTTTAAAACCAAATGTTATTAATTCATCAATTATTTCTTCATTATCAATTCCTAACAATAATCTTGTTTTAATATATTTACTATAATCAATTATTTCGTTGGTATAATTAGAACATCTTTTATAAACAAGATTAATACTTTCTTTTGATGATATTATTTCAAATATTTGGGGATATAAAGAAATATTATTTTTGAGAGTTGTTAAAGGGACATTAAGAATAGAAACATAATTATAAACTTTTATTGATGTAGGAGTATAGGTTATTTTAGTTTCTAATGATGATTCTAAATATTTTTTAATATTATTTAAATTGCTTTGAATCATTTCCCAACTAATATTTTTTCTTAAATCAATTATATAACTAATATTAACATTCATATCATTATTGATAGTAATTTTAACAAAACTGTTTGTGTCTTGTCCTAATAATGAAAAACAATTAATACATCTAACATTATTAATTTTATCAATAGTAGTCCAAGCATTCAATTGACTATGATTTATATTATGATATAAGTATAATTTATGGATAAGTGTATAAGTATCATTAACCCATTGTATATATTGAATTAGATGATTTGTATTAAGTTTATCATAAATATTAGCCAAAAAATTATTTTTAGATAGTTTAGATGATAATTCATAACGATGAATATTATAACGTAAAACAGAAATAGCACTTGTATCTATTTTTTCTAAATTATTTAATTTTTTTTCATTTTTTTTAATATTATCTAATGAAACCAATTTTTTATCAATAAAATAATATTGATTATCTTTTAGGTCTTGAAAATCATTTTCATAAATAATATTAAGTTTGTTAAAATTACATAATCCGTAATTAAAATTATAGATAATAGGTTGTTTTATAATTAAATTATTTCTATCAGTTGATTTAAGAGGATTACTATTATAACCTTTCCATTTAATATTATCAATTGAATATAATAAATCGGGGTAATTATTATTCCAAACATAAAATCTTCCTAAATTTTTATTTTCAATTTCTTGTGAAATAGTTAAACCAATTTTAGTTATACCATTTTCTATATTATCATCTTCATAAACATCAACTGAATATTTTTTATTAGTATTATTGTTAAACCATCTTGTAACAGTAATTGTTTTTAAAGACATATCTATTTATTATCTATTTATTTTTTCATTTAAATTAGTAGATAATAAATATAAAATGCCAGAAGATAAAAAAAAAGAAGAAATTAAATCAGAAATTAAAGATTTGATTTTAAATGAAGATATTGAAAACGATGTTAATAAAATACACGAAAAAAAAGAACATATTGAATATGTAGATAAATTTAATTATTGGATTTATGTTGGTTTTATAACTTTGGGAGTATTATTAATTTTATCAATTATTTTATTAATATATACAATATTTTTTAATAAAACAATTATAACAGAAACAACTAATAAAAAAATATTTACTCCATCTGTGGCAAATGAAAGTATTCAAATACCTAATCAATTAGATGATACAAAATCATCTAAATCAATATTTTCATCTTTATTTTCTTCATCTCCATCTAAACCAAAAGAAATAGTAAATATACCTACTATTGATACTAATAATACTAATAATACAACAATAGATACTAATAGAACTAATAATAATTCATCTTTATTTAGTAGTTTATTATCATCATTTAAAACAAAAAAAACAAATGATAATATACCAACTGTAAAACCAACATTATTAGATGATATAAAAACAACAGATGTAGAAACATTAAATAAGAATATTTTGAAGGCTGCTGATGAAAATAAAAAATCAGATTCAATATTTACATCAATTTTATCACCTCTTTATAAACGTAAAGTAGATTTACCAAATATGAAATATACTGGTGGGACTTATAATAAAATACTTAAAAGATTATAATAAAAAATGATTATTATTTTTTAAATTAAGTTAATTAAAAATGTATAGAGTAATTCAAATATCAGATCAATTATTTTGGGGATTTAATGAATTAGTTCCATTAACATCTTTTAAAAACTTTGATGAATTATGTGAATATATGAAAAATAGATTAATTTATTTTTTAAGAAGCCATAATTTATTAAATATGGTAGATAAAGCAAAAGAATTAAAATTACATAATCATCAATATAAAAATTATGAACAACTATATCGAACAGATGAAAATACAATTATTTATTTATGTGGAGGTCACTGTTAAAATTTAAATGTTATATATATATGTATATATATAATTAATGTCATTAAGTAGAACAAGTATAAGACAACATAATGCTAAAATTGATAAATTATTTAGTACAGCTATATTGACTTTAAGCCAAAAAACTAATAAGGATATGATATCTAAAATAATGAATGAACATAATGCTGTTGATAAAAGTAAATATATATCAATACATAACAAATATTATTATAATATAATAATTATATTAGCAAATATTATTATTAATTGTATTACAAATAAAATATTAACAATTGATAAAACTACAAAAAATTATACATATTTTTGTAGGACTCATCCAAATGGATTAAAAGTATATTTATATAAATATTTATATACTGATAAACATAAATATTATAATGAATTAAAAAATTTTAGTTATGATGATTTTACACCTTTGGACATTTAAAACGCTGATTTTCACAGCAAAAAAATATCCATATTAGTAAAAATGTGGTTAGTACATAGCGTGGACTATGTATGAATTCTACTAAATGCTTCTGGTCTTCTTCCTGTTTCAAATATATGTTTTACTATGTATAACATATTTTGAACTGCATTCTTATCTCTATTATGAATTATCTTGCATTCTTGCTTATCCTCTTGATGAGAAAGTAATCCATTAATAGTTATTTTTTTACAAGTCTTAATGTCATTTGGTTTA